CTGATAGCAGACGTTCCGGAACGTGCTACAGCCCTGCATTTCTCCATTCTGAACACGGCAGAGTTTGACTGCGTGGTACTGAGCCACAGCGACAAGATAGAGGACATGGAACCGGATTGGGTGGCCAATGAGGAGCATCTGTGTGCCGTTGTGGGCAGTTCGGTGGTGGGCAGTAAACTGCGTGCCTGCATCACCGGAGCTTCGACCACGGCAAGTATGACCTGGACGGACTTCCACTACTACAGCCAGCAGCGGGGTATGCAGCAGATAGATGCGCTGATGCACAGCCGCATCGCGAACCTGAGCTATGCAAAGTACGGGCGCAGGGATATGCAGGAACAATGCGGTGCCGGTCAGCATAACAATAACCGCACAACAGGCGGAACGGCCGAACACGGGATGACAGACACCATCGGCTACGATGAAGCGTATGTCATTAACAACAAAATCACGAATTCGCTGATTGACGGCCTGGTGCACCAGTATGCCTGGTATAAGAGTCGGGACGAATACGGACAGGCGACTGTGGTGCAGGTGAACAATATCTGCTGCCTGGGCTATGAGGACATCTACGGCAACAAGTATGACATGATGGACGGCGTGGATCTGCCGAACGACAGCGGTAACGTGGGCAAATGGCGCATCTGGATGCCTGACGGCAGTATCCGTATGGTACAGGGCAAGAAGGACAGCGGTCAGTGGATTACAGGCGTGGCGCACGGCAAGTATATGGACATGGTTCCGGTAGGTAATTTGAACGGATCATCTTCCACCTACTATACCGACATGTACTGGATAAGCACCGCTACAGTCCGCGTGGTCTATCGCGGGTTCTACTATGCGTATGCGTATGGCGGTGTGTCGTATGCGTTTGCGAATTACGATGCTTCGAATACGAATGCGTATGTCGGCTCGCGTCTGGCCTTCCGCGGCAAAATCGTCCGGGCGCAAAGCGTGGCAGCGTACAAGGCGATACGCGAGGTGGCGTAAGCGCAAAGCGCCAAAGCGTGGAGCGAAGCGACTAAAACGAAAGAACGGGATTCGGATGGTTTCCGAATTCCATTTAAAAGGTATTCAAATACCGGCGAAGCCGGTCGAAAAAATAGAATTTTGAGGTATATGAAAAAGATTATCGCATTTTTAAAAATGAGTAACCGTTACAAGCATCTTATCGGTGGTTTGATGGTAGGTCTATTGGGATTTACTCCTTGGACGGCCTTTTATGCTGCGGCCATTGCAGCTTCCTGTCTGGAACTGAAAGATACTCTTCGGGGAAGTCCTTGGGACTGGATTGATTGGGGGCTCACCGTCGCGGGTGGCAGTATATCCGTTTTATTTTGGATGATAGTGTAATTCGTTTATCTGTTTTGCCTGTTAAATCAGTAACTTTGCAAGCGGTAGAGTTCCCCAATAGTCCGTGTGGTCTATCGCGGGTACAACAATGCGAATGCGAATGGCGGTGTGTCGAATGCGAATGCGAATAACGATGCTTCGAATACGAATGCGAATGTCGGCTCGCGTCTGGAAATCTAACAAATCGGCGTACAGCAGCGGGGACGTGTCCCCGAAGCGGTGCCGAGGGGAGCAAGCCACAGCAACAGCACCAGAAAAGGTGGAAAGCTGAAAAATCACGCGTCGGGTGGAGTTTGGTAGGCTGTTATCAGTTCGAAGAAGTCAGACCCGGGGAAAGGAAGGCCCTCATCTTCCATGTTTATTAACCAATAGCTTATGCGCAGGGAAGGATATATTATCGAGGAAATCATCGAATACTCCAATATGTCGGAGGCATTCGATTCGGTACTTCGCGGAACCGATCGTAAGAGGTCAAGGCAGGGACGATTCCTGCTTGCCCATAGGGAGAAGATTATCACCGAACTGACGGCTTCCATTGCGGACGGCTCATTCCGGCTGGGCGGCTACCATGAGAGGGAAATTGAAGAATACGGTAAAAAACGTATTTTGCAGATCCTGTCCATGAAAGACCGCATCGCTGTGTTTGCCATCATGAATGTGGTGGACCGCCACCTGCAAAAACGTTATATCCGGACAACCGGTGCAAGCATCAAAAGGCGCGGTACTCATGACCTGATGAACTGCATACGTACCGATTTGCAAAAAAATCCGGAAGGCACGCTTTACGCATACAAATTTGACATCCGGAGGTTTTATGACAATGCGCGGCAGGACTTTGTTATGTGGTGCTTCCGGAGGGTGTTCAAGGACAAAAGGCTGTTGGTCTTGTTGGAGCGGTTTGTTAAGCTGCTGCCGGAAGGTATCAGTTTCGGACTGCGCAGTTCACAAGGGGCAGGAAATCTGCTTCTGTCTGTATTTTTAGACCACTATCTGAAGGATAAGTACGGGGTTCGTTATTACTATCGCTATTGCGATGACGGACTGGTACTCGGTAAAACGAAAGCGGAATTGTGGAAGATTCGTGATGCTGTTCACGGGCAAATGGGAAAAATAGACTTGGAAATAAAGCCGAATGAACGGGTGTTCCCTGTGGAAGAAGGCATTGATTTCCTTGGCTATGTTATCCGTCCCGACTATGTAAGATTGCGGAAACGCATCAAACAGAAGTTTGCCCGGAAAATGCACGAGGTAAAATCGAGAAAAAGACGGCGGGAACTGATTGCCAGTTTCTACGGCATGACGAAGCACGCCGACTGTAATAAGTTGTTTAAAAAATTAACAGGCAAAGAAATGAGAAGTTTTAAAGACTTGAATGTCGCTTACAAGCCGGAAGACGGTAAAAAGCGATTCCCCGGAGTGGTGGTAAGCATCCGGGAACTGGTAAACTTACCCATTGTAGTGAAGGACTTTGAGACCGGTATCAAAACCGAGCAGGGAGAAGACCGCTGTATTGTGGCCATCGAAGTGAACGGCGAGGCAAAGAAGTTCTTCACCAACAGCGAGGAAATGAAGAATATTCTCGCACAAGTAAAGGAAATGCCGGATGGTTTCCCGTTTGAAACGACCATCAAGACAGAGACATTCGGCAAAGGTAGAACCAAATACGTGTTTACATGAGAAGAGTTGAAGGAAGTTCCGGGGTTTCGCTGATGGAATGCACGAACCCGGTTAAAGACAAATGGCGCATCCGATGGGATGTGCAGGAAAAAGAGAACGGCTCTGCCTCCTACATGGAAGAGGAGTTCGGGCATAAGCCTACTGATGAGGAAATCCACACATTGGTTATGTCCTGGTATAACAGCCAGACTGATGCGGCTATCCTATCCGGATTCGCCTATAATGGTGCCCATGTATGGCTTTCTGTGGAGAACCAGTACAACTATAAGGCAGCATACGATTTGGCCGTTCAGACGGGCGGAGAAACCCTGCCAGTGACGTTTAAGTTTGGTTCGGATGAACAACCGGAATACCATACTTTTACTCAGTTAGAAGAACTGAAAGATTTCTATACAAAAGCAGTAGGATTCATTCAGACAGTTCTGGCTGAAGGCTGGGAAAAAAAGGACAAGTTCAATTTGGAATTATATCGGATTGAGTGATTGACAATCCCTTCGGGGGAGGGATAAAAAAAGCCCCCGGCCTGTTAATATAGACGCCAATCATTTATTAACACAAAACGCCACGAGAGTGCGCGACCGGGGGCAATGCCCTCTGCCGCACTCTCGTGGCGTTTTTACGCATTAAATAAATGATTGGCATTGCAAAAGTACAAAAATGATTGGATATGACATTGTTTGAAGCACTTAAATTTAACAGAGAACCGCTTGAAATGCTTATAAGTTTGGGCGGCAAGCAGGATGACCTTCGATTCATAGACTTATATACGGAGTATGAGGTCATGAAAAAACAAGGTGAAAAGACCACTTATGCAGTGGCGTTTTTGGCAAATAAATATTCGGTAAGCGAACGTAAGGTGTATGATGTTATCAAACGGTTTGGAAAGCACTGCACGCTCGGTGCAGTGTGATTGATGTGCCGGGGATGCCTTGTGTTGTCCGGTAGAGCTACCTTTGTACAACCAAAAATAAAGCTCATGAATAAGTATTACCAGACATTAGACAAGATACTCCAAACGGGCAAAATCCAGACCAATAGGAAAGGGCGTATCAAGTATCTATTAAACGAAAGGCTCATGCTAACCCCCGCTGATTTACTTGACATATTTGAAAGCCACGGGATAGCCAGGAAAAAGCTGAAAGAGGAATTGAAACTGTTTATGCAAGGAGTCCGGGATGTGGAAAAATACAAAGAGGCAGGGATTACCTGGTGGGATTATTGCGGCCATACCCTTGTAAACAGCTATCCAACTTACTTTGAAAAGCTTCCACCCCTCATAACCAGGATTAACCGGGAAAAGCGCAACAGCAAGAATTATGTCCTGTTTCTTGGAGAAACCGGGGTGGAAAGCAACCAGGCACCCTGCCTGAGTCTTGTGCAGTTCCAAATTGATGAGGGAGAATTGGTGCTATCTGCATATCAGCGTAGTTCTGATGCGAACCTTGGGCTTCCGGCTGATATTTATCATCTTTATCTGATGGCAAGGCAGGTGGAGCTTCCCCTGAAGTCCATAACCCTTGACCTTGGAAATGTGCATATATATGAAAATAACATTGACCGGACTCTGGAACTGTTATCCGGAGTTGAAAACATTAAATTTGACTTGAACGTATGAAGAATATGAATTTATCTGCACCACTGCCATTTGTAGGCCAAAAAAGAATGTTTGCTAAAGAGTTTATTAAAGTTTTGGAACAGTTCCCTGAAGATACCGTGTTTGTGGACTTGTTTGGCGGTTCCGGACTTCTTTCGCATATAGCCAAAAGAAGCAAGCCCGATGCTACTGTTGTCTACAATGACTTCGACAACTACCGGTTCAGACTGAAAAATATCCCACAGACAAATAAACTGCTTGCCGATATTAGGGAGCTGGTGGGTAATTCGATACCCAAACATAAACCAATTAAAGGGGAACTTAGAGAACGCATTTTTAAACGTATCGAGGAAGAAGAACTAAATGTTGGGTACGTGGATTTTATAACCTTATCATCCTCACTTATGTTCTCCATGAAGTATAAATTGTCTGTAGCCGAAATGCGCAAGGAAGTCCTTTATAACAACATTCGCAAGACCGGTTATCCGGAGTCTTCTGACTACTTAAAAGGGCTTGAAATTGTATCATGCGACTACAAAGCAGTATTCAACCAATATAAGGATGTTCCCGGAGTCGTCTTTTTAATTGATCCGCCTTATCTTTCCACTGATGTTGGTACGTACAATATGTATTGGCGCTTGTCTGATTATTTGGATGTTTTAAAGATACTCGAAAAGCATTCCTTCGTTTATTTCACATCCAATAAATCCTCCATACTTGAACTGTGTGAATGGATTGGAGCAAACAAAACCATTGGCAATCCTTTTGAGGGTTGTACAAAAAAGGAATTCAATGCCCACATGAATTATTCTGCCGAATATACAGACATGATGCTGTATAAGAAACAGGAAAAATTAGTTCATAAAACAGCTGCTTAGCACTGAACAAAGATACAATTTTTCAAGTAGAAGGCCAAACTTTTGAGCCTTATTTTAATGCCGTTATAAAGCCATTTTTTATGAAATTATAAAGCCGAAACAGAGGTCATTACAAAACTTTTGTTTCGGCTTTTTGAGTGTTGCGCGCTTTCCTTTTTTGAACGCTTCGTTTTGTCCTTTTCCCTGAAAATCGAACGCTTCGTTTCGGATTCTGCGGAAATTTGGATTTGCGGATTATATACCTTTCAGGAAGAGATATGTGTTCCCGGTCAGAAAAAAGTCATTCTGCAAACCACCAAATCTTATGTGAGCACTTCCGAGGGCAACAAGCTTCTGGTATGTATCGGATACGACATAACAAAAGCCGTTGAGAAAGAAATAAAGTTGAAAAATGCCATTAAAGTGGAACAGGAGGCACATCAGATGATGAGAGCCATCTTCCACGAACTGCCTTCGGCCATTCTCATCAAAGACATAGAAGACGATTACCGCTTCTATATCATCAATAAGAAATTCGAGCAAATGTGCAATCTGCCCAAAGAGCTGTTGATAGGTAAAACCGACTATGAGGTATTCCCTAAAGATGAAGCCGACAAATACCGGAGAGATGACACGGAAGCCTCCAGGTACTCCGAAGATGCTCCACTGATTATCAACGAAATAGTAACCTCCCCCGACCGCGATGTGAGCACTCACTTGCAGACTGCCAAGTTTTCATTCTCATTCAAGGGAAAGAAATTGCTGGTATGTGTGGGAAATGATGTTACCTTGCAACACCAGATGATGGAGCAGTTAAAGAATGCATTGGACAAAGCCGAACAAGCCGACCGCCTGAAGGCACAATTCATATCCAACATGAGCCACGAGATAAGGACACCGCTGAATGCCATTGTGGGATTCTCACAACTCATAGCCGATGCCACAAGCAAAGAGGAGCAGGAGGAATACCAGCGCATTGTTATGCTGAACAATAACTTACTGCTGACGCTGATTGAAGATGTTCTGAATCTTTCCGTTCTGGACTCAGGCAAAATGACATTCAACAATACCGTGTTCAACTTATCCGAAATGTTCGGTGACCTTGCCATTCAGATGAAAGACAAAGTCAAGCTGCCCGGCAGGGAGTTCATCTACGAAGTCCCGCTTCAGGAAGTGCAGGTCAAGGCGGACAGGGAACGTCTTACCCAAATTGTAACCAACCTAATCACCAATGCCGCCAAGTTTACCCGGCAAGGATATATCAAAATGGGATATGCCCTCAAGGACAGCGGAGTGGAGATTTATGTGAAGGATACAGGTATGGGCATTGAAGAAAAGAATCTGACCGAGATATTCAAGCGATTCAAGAAACTGAATTCCTTTATCCAGGGTACGGGTCTGGGATTGCCCATCTGTAAATCCATCACCGAGCAGATGGAAGGCAAAATATGGGTGGAATCCGAATACGGGAAAGGTTCCGTCTTCCACGTATGGTTGCCTTGTCTGGCCTAG